ACTGCCTGGGCAAGCGCCAGCGCAGACGCAAGCGCCTAGAACTTCAACGCCGATCCCTATTTTCGACATTGAAGAAAACAGCTTTGACAACACTGCGGGCATTGGCGGAGAAGGCGGTGCGGGCGGTATAACTTATGACCCGGTGATTTTTGCAGACGGTGCGCAGCGCGGGCCAGTAAATTCTGCGCCAGTATATGGTCGGCAAGGAATCAACGCGTCGATGCCCATCCTTGATGCGGCAGAAGAAGATGAAGAGATGCGTTACTACACGCCAAGATTCAATAATTTCAACATAGGAGCTATGTAGAATGTCGCTAGGAAAAAATAGTCAAAGCTCAAGCCAGACCTTTGATCCAGAATTGAAAGGAATGCTGACAAGCACATTCCGTACTGGTCAGCAGCTTAGCCAAACACCATATCAAGCATATGACGCAGCAACTGTTGCGCCACTATCGCCAGCTGAGCTTGAAGGCATGAACATGACTGCCAACACAGCCCGCGCTGGCGTTGGGCAAGCTGAAATGAATCAAGCTATTGGCGGCGCGCAAGCTGGCATGAACTTTCAGCCGACAATGGCAAGCGCGCAGACAGTGGGCAATCAAAATGTAAGCGCACAAAATGTCGGACTAACTAATCCAGTCGGAGTGGGCAACATTGCCAGCCAAGGCGTTAATGCTCAGCAAATTGGCGCGTTACCCGGCATCCAAGCACAGAATGTGGGCGGGCAAACAGTGGAAGCGCAGAGCCTTGCGAACACAAACTTAGACCCTTATCAAAACCAGTACACCACTGGCGTGATAGATGCAGCCCTGGGCGACTTAGACCGGGCGCGTCAAATGACGCAAAACCAGAACGCTGCAAGCGCAGTATCAGCAAACGCTTTTGGTGGTGATCGGCAGGCAATTGTAGAAGCTGAAACCAATAAAAACTTTGGCAAGCAAGCCACCGACATGGCGGTTAATCTGCGCAACCAAGGATTCCTAAACGCTCAAGCGGCTGCGCAAACAGACCTCAATCGCGCCCAAGACGCGGGCGGTCAGAACGCTCAGTCTGCGATGCAAGCTGCACTCGCTAATCAACAGGCGGGGCTATCGGCTGGCCAGCAAAACCAGCAGCTTAACTTTGCGCGACAGCAAGCTAATCAAAACTCTGCACTCGAAGCTGCACGAGACACCGCAGGCCGAGAGCAGCAAGCAAGCCAGCGTTTAGCGGAGATGGGACTGCAAAGCGGCTTGGCAGCGCAAGACGCAAATATGCGCGCGGCATTGGCTAACCAGCAGGCTGGCTTGCAAACCGGACAATTCAACGCAAGCAACTACTTAGCGGCCCAGCAAGGCAACCAAGACGCGGCACTGAGAGCAGCGCTCGCCAATCAACAGGCTGGCTTAGCAGGCGCTGGGCAGAGATTGCAGGCCGGGCAGCAGCTGGCTAACTTCGGCGGCGACTTGCGCGGTATGCGGTTTGCGGACGCGCAGGCTTTGCAGGGCGTTGGCGGTCAACAGCGCATGGCTGGTCAGCAGCTGCTTGATGACAGATACAGAAGGTTCGCTGAACGGAGAGATAACCCGTTCAGGATGTTTGATGTGCTTCGCAGTGGCGCTGGCTTGTTGCCTAACCCGCTTTCTAGTTCGAGCAAGGGCAGTGGCTTTAATGCAGGAGTCGGATAATGTTTAGTTCAATGATGGCTGCAATGGCTGGCAAAGCCGGTTTTCCAAATGGGTTAATCGGTGATGAAGAGCCAGAAGGCTTAGACGAAAACGGCTTGCCAAAGAATCCCGGTATGCCCGGTGAAGTGCCCCCAGTTGCCCCGGTGGTAAACGTGGCCACCAACACGGCAGAGCAAGCAGCTAACCAATCACTTGGCCAGATGGTAGGCCAGCGCATGGAAGGGCTAAGAGATATAGCCAGCGACCCTGGCGCGTATGCGATTGGGCGTATTGGCGGGGCGGTAGATCGTGTCACGTCACTAACACAAGACCCATTGGCTTACGCTGAGCAGCGTATGCGCATGGCACTAGACGGCACCTTGGACGAAGAAGAGAGAGCGGCAGCTAAGTCGCGGGCGCGTATGCAGCAGTTTCAAAGCCAAGCAATGCAAGACTACCAAGCTGGCCAGCGGGCGACTCAGTTACCCACTGGGTATTTTAACAGCGCACAAAGAGGGCTGATGTGATGGCAGAATCAATGACGAAAGAAGAAGAGCAGCAGTTAGCTCAACAGCTTTTAAGAACGCCAATGATGGGCGCGCCGGTGAACAGCAGGCCAACAGCCAGCATTCAACAACCTCCAGCGCAACAACAAAACCCGCTTATGAACACTGCGCAGTCAGCTATAGCTCAGCCAAATTCGGCGGTCAGTGAGTTAGCGCAATTGTTGCGGAGAACGCCGTCTGTTGTCACGCCGCCAGAAAACTTTGGGCAGGGCGTGAAAAATGTGCTCACGAATACGGTGGTGAGGCCGCTGCAATATAAGCTAGGTCTGCGTGAGTCACCTACGCAAAGGCTAACCCGGCTAAAGACAGACAGGGCAAACTTAGGTTTGTATCAAGACTACATTGACCTGGCGAAGCAGCGTGGCGAAATTGAATCAATACAATCGTTTGACCTTTCAGCCCTAGCAAATTCACCGGCAGAGCTTCGGGCCATGCAATCTCTCAAAGACACCTCTACTGACATTGAGCAGTTTATGGAGGAGTACTCGCGGGCGCTTACAAGCAGTCGCGCAGAGCGAGACAGGCTCTTAACAAACGATTCCAAAAACACGATGTTTATGGCTGAGCTAAAAAACACAGATCTTAGCGCGTATCAAGAAATGCTGCGCCTGCAAGATGAGATAAACCCAAGCGACACGGCGAAATTATATAGAGAGCTTGAGCGTCTGCCGCCACTAGAAAAGCAAAAGTTTTTGGCTTTGTCGTTTGATGAGAAGCAAATGATCATGACGCAAGCTAACGGCGACATGACTAAATATTTTAAAGAATTAGCGAAGGGCGCTGCGGTTATAGCAAACGCCGAAAGAATTGCTGCAGCTGGCGGGCTAGACCTTACAACACCGCAGGCAGCAATTGATGAAGCGTATAAAGAAATATACGGAGATTTTGTTCTTAAAGGTGGATATGCAACGGCGGTAGGCAACATATCTCAGTTGAATGACTCAGTTCGTCAGTTGAATAAAGACCCATCTTTGACCGGCAGGCAGTTTGCTTTCTTGCCAGACAAAGCCCTACCAGATAAGACTTTGGCATTAAAAGAAAACGTTGCACGAGTGGTGACTCAGGGCATGAGAGAAATCATTGGCTCTCAGTTTGCTGCCCAAGAAGCTGATCAATTTATCGCCAGGTCTTTTAATCAGTTTTTGCCTGCGTCTGTTAACGCTGAACGAATTAGGCGGCTAAGGGCTGGCATGGAGTTAGCTTTTGAAGCTAAAAACGCCGCTGCAAGGCACTACGAAAAATTTGGCACGCTGAGCAGTTGGAAACCCGGCGTTGAATCTCTAAACAAAAGCCTTGGTGATTTTGAGCAACTTATGTATCAGCCAGATGATTATATGTCTTTAGATAGGAAGGCAATCGAATCAATAATTACAAACCCGCTTACTAACCAATATGAATTGGAAGCGATTGAAAAACATTATACGAAGCGGTTTAAAGGTAACGGAAAATGAGTGAAGCGCAGCGAAGGTTTAATGAATTAGCCCAGCAAGGGCAGGCAGCTAAACGAAGGATGGAAGAAGAAACCCCAGCAATGAGTTGGGTCGATATGGCTACTCAAGCAGTAGCCAATACGCCATCTAGTGCGCGTCAGTTTGGCGAAGATTTAGTGCAGCCAATACTTCACCCGATTGACACTGCAGAGTCGATCATCGACTTAGGCTTTGGTATTGCGCAATTGGCCATCCCTGGCGAACAAGCAGACGAGAAGACTGCGCGCGCTGTTGGTGCATATTTTGTCGATAGGTATGGCAGCATCGAAGATGCAAAACGCACGTTTGCCAGAGATCCGGTTGGCTTTATAGGTGACGCATCAATGGTTATTACCGGCGGTGCTACTGCGGTGGTCAGAGCGCCGGGTAAGATTGGCGCGATTGCTAAAAAAGTGCAGGCAGCGGGTAACGCGATAGACCCAGTGAACGTATTGGGCAAGACCGTGAAAGTTGGTGGAGGCGCATTATCTAAAGGTGTGGAAGCTGGTCTTGGAGTTACTACCGGTACGTCAGGCCAGAGCGTTAGAGAGGCGTTTGAAGCAGGGCGAGAGGGCGGTGACAGGCGCGTGGCTTTAACTGAAAATATGCGTGACCAAGTTGACGTTTCAGAAGTCGTTGACGATGCCAGAGAAGGCTTGCAAAGAGTAAAAGAACAAACCCGTAAAGAGTTTATGGAGAGTAAAGCTGCGCTGGAGTTAAAGCAGATCTCTGTAGCTGTTGAGCCGATACAGCAAGCAGTAAAAGACTTAGAGCAGTCCTTCATATACGAAGGCTTCAATGAGTTGAGCAAGGAAGGTCGCGGCAAAATGGCTGAAATCAACGAGCTCATCAACGACTTTTCAAACAACCCAATGGTGCAGACCGCCTATGGCCTAGACGCTTTGAAGCGCAGCATTGATGACCTCTACCCCAGAGGCATAAACCCTGGGAACGAAGCCGTGGTCGTTGCCCGCGCTAGAGACATTGTTAAGGAAGCGATCTTAGATCAAGCGCCCGATTACAACAAAGTCATGCGCCCATATGAACAGGCTAGACGGCTTGAAGTAGAGATGCAGAAAGCCTTGTCGCTTGGCAACAATGCCGCAGCAGATACAGCGCTAAGAAAATTGCAGTCTGTTATGCGCGACAACGTGAACGCCAACTTTGGCTCAAGGCTAAAGCTGGTTGAGCAGTTAGAAAAAGCCGGGGATGTAATGCTTATCCCGAAAGTTGCGGGCCAAGACCTCAAAGCAATAGCTCCAAGAGGGCTAGGGCGAGTAGCTGGCGGTGGTGCTGCTTTTGGCGCAACAAGCAACCCGGCACTTTTAGCTGCACTGCCATTTACTTCTCCGCGCTTAGTCGGTGAGGGGGCTTTAGCAGCTGGTGATGGCGTGAGAATGACGGGCAATGCTTTGAGCGCTGCGCAACAGCAACTGGCAAACTCTCCAAGATTAGACGCTGGCTTGCGTTACGCAGCTGACTCATTGACCAGCCAGCCGGTTGCAGACGCAAGACGATTTAGGACCGCAGGCGTGCTTGATCGGGCGGCTACTGAAGAGAGCGAATCAGACGCGAGGATCAGGCAACTGCTCAACCTTCCGCAGAGCGCTTTGATTCAGCAATAACTGTACGCATTTTGTACGCATTTATGCGCCAAAATAAGCCAATCTAGGCCAAGCTGCGCCAAGTGGCATTTTTAAGTTGTTGATTTATATGGGATTAAATCTGGCTACGCCAAGCTGTGCCACGGGGCGATGGGTTCAAACCCCATCGTCCACCCCAACTAACCCTTTGTTTTATAAGGGTTTTTTGTTTTCAGAACAGGCTTGTACGCACTTTGTACGCATTTTTAGTCAATCGTTGCCCAAATAGCGGCCTGTTCTGCGTCTGCATCTGCGTCGATAAAACGGGCGTAAGTCGTTAAAAAAGTCTGCACCGAATGGCCTAGAATTTTGGCGCAGTAAGCGGGCTTCATGCCAGCTTCCAACATCCTACAAGCGCAAGAATGGCGCACGTTGTACGGATCTCGATACCTAACACCAGTTGATGCCATCGCGCGCACCAGAGCTCGGCCAGTGTTGTTGCTGCTCGTGAATGGCTGGCCATACTGGTTGCTAACAATGTGATCGCTGTGCAGCACTCTAGGGGCATCCAGCAGAGCTTTCTTTACAGTCGGGTGAACTGGCACCATTCGCTCAGTATCTGTCTTGGTGGTGCCTTCAAGCCCGTATACGCGATTCCTGTGGACGTGAAACATACCGTCTTTATAGTCAGACCAACGCAAAGCGATTACTTCCCCTGGTCGCAAGCCACAGTGATAGCGGATCAGATAAAAAATGCGCAGATTCTCTGGCAACGCCGCCAGCAGCTGTTTCATCTCATTCGCCGTGAATGGGTCTATCTCACGCTTTTCTTTTTTGATCTCTTTGCTAATCAAGTTGCATGGGTTGTCTGTGATCCAGCGGCTTTTGATGGCAAGCTCAAAAACACTGCCGCCATCGTTTAGGATCTCGCGCAGCGTCTTAGCTGCCAGCTGCTTGCGGTAGATTCCGCGCATCATCTCTTGCACATCGCCGTAGCGAATTTGCGTAATTGGCCAATGGGCAAACTCAGGCATCCAGTAGTTGTTTAGTCTGCTTTTCACGCTGCGCCTAGCACTCGGTTTGCCGCGCTCTAAGATGTCTAAGCGCGTTTGTGCCAGTTCGCCAAAGGTAGGGCTGCGACCTTCTGGCCTGCCATCGTGCGGGTTTTCAAGTAAATCTTTGATTTTCCGCGCGCGGATCTGCGCTGCTTTGACTACGTTAGCTGGCGTATATGGGAGGGTGAGCGTTTCGTGCCTTCTAGTTTTTCCCTCCATCCACCAGATTTCGCATTTTCCACGTCTGTCATTGACACCTGTTGCGTGCTGCTTTGCCATTGGGTTATTGCCTCTAAGCTATAAACTGTTGCATTCCCTGCGTCCGACCAATAATGCACACCGCGCTCCCAGTTATGCAAGCGGCGGTGTTTTATTTGGTTTTTGGTATATCCAAGCGTTTCAATAATTTTTGTCTCAGTTACTGCCATCACCAGCCTCCACGATCTGCGCCTCTGTCTCGATCCACCAGCGCAAATAATCTGCCGCTTTATTTAGGTGAACGAGAGGGACTTCGTTGTGGTTATGGGCGCGCCAGGTGTATTTTATGACGTTCCCCTTGCAGTACCCGGCGAAGTCATAAGGGGTCATGCTCTCGCGGATCGCGTCAATGCACTCGATTTGGCCTTGGCGGTAATGCTCCGGGGCAGCTATTTGCTTTTGTTTGCTGAGCTTTGGGGCTACTGACGCAGAGCCATTGGCAAGGTAGTCGCTAAACTTTTGCAGCGTGGCTGGCGTAGGGGTTTTGATGTCGCCCTGGATGAAGTGCTTGACCGTTGCGTAGTCAACGCCGATTGAGTCTGCAACTTTGCTGAAACCGCCAGTGATTCTGCCGCCTTGGGCGTGCTCGATGGCGAGTGCGTTAAGCTGCAGTTTAATCTCGTTATTATTTAGCATTTTTTGTTCTTCCTGTTTGGGTTATCGTTCCGATTCATTCTGTCCACTGTGCCGTCTGCTAACACGGTGTATCTGTTTTTGATGTTGTAAACGCTGCTAGGGGTTAGGTTGTGTTGCCTAGCGATGTCTGTCTTTCGCATCGTTGTCTCCTCCAACAATTTAAGCACTGACTTCACCACGTCATCAGGCACTCCAAACGGGAACCTGCGCGTGACGGCTGACTCCCAGCCAAGTGACCTCTCGCTGTGTCGCGCCTGCGCGCTTATGGCTTGTGCGAATTTGCACATATCTCTACTCCTCAAAACGGTATTTCTTGGACCCACGATTCGCAGGCGTTTTCTCTGCTAATAAATTCTTTGGGTGGTGACGCTTGAAACTCAGAGCAGTAACCCGGCTGTTCGTACATCCGCTCACAGCTGAGGCAGTTGCGCTTCACTTGGCTGCGCGCCAAATGATCAGCGGCCTGCGCTTCTTTCATCTTTCGCATCTGCTCTAGGAACGCATCCACTAGCCCGCGACCTTGCCATTGAAAGCCTCGCGCAAGCTGTCGGTTGTCGCATCGCCAATGATGCGCGGGTCTTCAGCTGCCGCGATCTCGCTGGACAGATACCCGCCAGGGCCATTCACAAACTGGTTGCCCGTGAGCTTGTTGGTGTATGTCACTGTGTCGCCGTCTGTGTCGATTGGCTCTGCCCAGTTCGCCAGCAACGGCGGAATGAAATTGTGGTGGTCGCAGCCAGCGGTTTGCGCGGCCTTGTCAATTAGCTTGTCATGCTTGCCGCACTTCCACTGGCCAGCGGTGCCAGTCAGCACTGGCGTTGAGTGGGCGCAGGTTCTGCAATTCATCGCAGGGGTGGTGTTGGTGTGGCAGACCGGGTGATAGTCGCAGAACTTGCACTTATACCAAGTGGGATCATCGCTCATCCGCTCTAGCGGGCCTTCGCTGGCGATAATATTCTTGGCCTTTCTGAGCAGCTGCTCAGCTGCCTGCGGGTCGTAAGCTATGCGCTCAAAATAGAGATCGTCATTATCTTTATTCACGGCTTGATATAGCGCCCACGCGATTTTCATCTTGTGCATATATATCTGCATTTGCGCAAAGTGCTCTGGCTTGCTTGCCAGCACGCCTTGCCGCACAACGGCGTTAAAGCTCTTAGTGTTGTGCGTTTTCTGTTCGCTGACGTGAGGTACTTCGGGCGCGTCTGGCAGACCTAAAACCACGCCGTCTAGTGAGCCTCCGAAATGACCAGCAACGTCTGATATGCGCCACTGCTCACCGGTTTCTGGGTCCACGTCCCATACAGTCAAGCCGCCTTGTTTGAGGTAGGTGTTGAAGCGGTTCTCTTCATCTTGTCCGCGCGCGAACAGGCGCAGGATGCGGGCTTGATGTTGCTTGCTCGATGCCCAGCGGAACGTGTACCAAAGCTCTCGGCTGCACTCGCGGCCAATGCTTGAGCCGCCAAGGTGTGCGCGACCAGGCGAATCGTCTTGATCGGCCTCAATCGCTTGGTTGATTGCCGCCAGTGTTTTTTCTGCTAACAAAATTGTCATGCTTGATCCTTAAAAAAAGCAGCCACGCCCCTGATACGAGGAGGAGCACCAGTTTGGTTTAGGCGCAGCTGCCAAAAATTTAGCCCCGTCTTTGGCCCACCTGACAGGAAAGGTGTAGAACATTTTTTTCAATACAGTCTGACCGGAGATAAGGATCAGAATGCGTCGAAAAATGCAGCCTTAAACTAGCCCCGCCTGTTCGACCACGGCGACGGGAAACCGCTAATGAGGGGGGTGAAACCCTTGGTCTAAGTTTATTGCTCCCAAGGCTTGGCTGGCGCGCCGCCGGGTATGTCGTCAACGAAAGCCGCTTCCTGCGCTACCGGCGCGGGCGCTGCAGGAGCTACTGGCGCGGCACCGGCTGGTGCTGAGTAGCCTTTGATTTCGTTGCTTGCGTCATAACCGTTTGATGGGGGAGAGATTTCTACGTCAATCAAAATCTCTTTGTAGTGAAGCTCATCAGAGTCATCTATGCCGCCTTTGCCTAACGCCGCACAAATCTGCGCAAGGTCTTGCTGCGCAATTTTCACTGCAGTGGGGTTGGGGTTTTCCACGTTGAGGCGATCCCAGATCATTCGACCCTTGTGCTCACCCTTTGTGATCTCCCAAACAAGTTGCAAGTAGCGGCCATCGCCGCGCCTAGTTGGTTTCATTTCCGATTCGGTGATCATCGCGTTATAGGTTCCTTTTGGGACCGGCTGGCGTGAGGGGCGTTCTTCTATCTCAACGCTTGCTGCGCTAAATACTAGTGATGCCATTTTTCTATCCTTTTGCTTGTGTGATTACTGGTGTTGGGTTTAGTGCTGCGGCCAGTGCTGACCACGACAAATCTATTTCGTCGGGCAAACCGAATCGGTTCTTGGCGACATAAGATGGCGTTTCTGTTGTACACATCACGCGCTTGCCGGTGCTGATGCCTCGCGTGCGCGAGTTGCCAAAGCCGGTATCTTCTTTTTTGGTGATGTTTTTGTGCTTGCAGAACAAAACCATGTCGCAGCTTTCCTGCACTAACGCGCTGGCTTTGCTGTTGAGCTTAATTTCGTACCGATCAATCTGATCCATTTCTGGATCGCTGAATTTGCGCAGCGCGTGGTGGGCGATCAAAATGATGTGCATTTTCTTCTTTTCGCGCAGCCCGCGCATGGCTTGCAACAGTTCGCGCCATAGGT